GATATTTGTAAACCATCAAACAAAAACATTTAGTATATTAGAATATCATCCATCATACAATAGTATTTGTATTATTGCATATGGTGATGATTGGAAAACAGTAGGAGAAAAATTATGAGCTGCATTAAACATCAAATGATAGATGCATTGAGAACAAAGTATGAGGGTGATTATAAAATCGCACACTCCACACTAAACATCTATATGGACAAACCAGTTGCGATTGGCGAGCACCCGCAGCATGCTGAAGAAATGGACAAACTAGTTGCTGCAATGGCAGATGCACAAGATAAACTTGATATCTTAGATACAGAGTATCCACCAGAGTTAGAAAAAGAACTTTTAGCAGAATAAACACTTGACTTTTGAAACCATTTATGGTACATTTATATAATGAACTTCTATACAAACATTACCCAATGGGGCAATTTTCTTTTATTGCGTGAAGTAGTAAATGGTGAAAGAATTAATCGTAGAATTAAATACTCACCAACTCTTTATGCGCCTGTTACTAAACCTACAGAGTGGAAAACTCTAGAGGGTAAATATGTAACACCTATTTCGCATCAAACAATAAAAGAAGCTAAAGAGTGGATTGAAAACTATAGAGATCAACCACATATGGTTTATGGTAATAATCTGTTTTCATATAACTTTTTATCGGAGCAGTTTCCTAAAAGAGTTGATTGGGATATTGACAATATACTTATTGTTACAATAGATATTGAGGTTGCTTGTGAGAATGGGTTTCCTAGTCCAGAACAAGCTATAGAACCACTTCTATCAATCACAGTTAAGAATCATCAAAGTAAAAAGTTTGTTGTTTGGGGTGTAGGTAAATTCACCAATACTCGCGATGATGTAACTTACATAGAATGTGAAAGTGAATTACACCTTATCAAAGAGTTTCTAATTTTTTGGGAAAAGCATCAACCAGATATCATCACAGGCTGGAATACAGAGTTTTTTGATATTCCTTATCTTTGTAATCGTATCAAGAATCTTTGCGGTGAAGATGAAATCAAAAGACTGTCTCCTTGGAAAAATGTATCATCAAGAGATATATTTCAGATGGGTCGTAAACATCAAGTATATGATATACAAGGAATATCTCACTTAGATTATTTTGATTTATATCGTAAGTTTACATATACAGCACAGGAGTCATATCGACTTGACCATATTGCTTTTGTTGAACTTGGTGAAAAGAAAGATGATAATCCTTATGAAACTTTTCGTGATTGGTATACAAAAGATTTTCAATCATTTATTGAATATAATATCATGGATGTGGAGATTGTCGATAAACTAGAAGATAAAATGAGACTAATTGAGTTGTGTCTAACTATGGCTTATGATGCCAAAGTAAACTATATGGATGTACTTGGTTCTGTTAAATATTGGGATATACTTATCTATAACTATCTGCGTGAAAAGAAGATTGTAATTCCACAGAAAAGAAAGTCAGAAAAGTCTGATAAGTTTGAGGGTGCATATGTAAAAGACCCTATGGTTGGCCAGCATAAGTGGGTTATGTCTTTTGACTTGAACTCTCTTTATCCACACTTGATTATGCAATATAACATATCTCCAGAAACACTTTACTCACAAGATAAAGTCAAAGATATGTCAGTTGATAAACTACTAGATAGAAAGGTAGATACATCAATACTTAAAGGTGTAACACTTACACCTAATGGTGCATTGTTTAAAACAAACAAACGAGGATTTTTGCCTGAAATAATGCAAACCATGTATGATGATAGAGTTAAATACAAGAAACTCTTACTACAGGCAAAGCAAGAATATGAGAATACTAAAAACCCTAAACTACTCAAAGATATTTCAAAATACAATAATATCCAACTTGCTAAGAAAATTTCACTCAATAGTGCATATGGTGCTATCGGTAATAATTGGTTTCGTTATTATGATTTGTTGGTTGCTGAAGCAATTACTACTTCTGGTCAGTTATCTATTCGTTGGATTGAGCGTGCTGTTAATGGGTATCTTAACGATTTGCTTAAGACCTCTGGACAAGATTACGTTATTGCGTCTGATACAGATTCGATATATGTTTCTTTTGACGCACTTGTCAGTAAAGTGTTTGATGAGGGAACGGAAACTCAAAAAATTATCAGATTCTTGGATGACGCTGCCAGAGAGAAAATTGAGCCTTTCATTGAGAAAAGTTATCAATCTCTGCATGAGTATGTAAACTCCTATGAACAAAAGATGGAGATGTCTAGAGAAGTGATTGCAGACAAAGGTATCTGGACTGCAAAGAAAAGATACATTCTTAATGTGTGGGATAATGAGGGTGTCAAGTATAAAGAACCACAACTCAAAATTATGGGTATCGAGGCTGTTAAGTCAAGCACTCCTGCACCTTGTCGCCAAAAGATTAAAGAAGGCTTGAAGATAATTATGAATGGTGATGAGAAAGAACTCAATACTTTCATACAAGATTTTAGAAAAGAGTTTATGAGTTTACCACCAGAGGATATTGCTTATCCTAGAAGTGTAAATGGATTATCTAAGTTTGCTGATTCTAATCAGATGTTTGCCAAAGGTGCACCGATACATTGTAAGGGTGCAATACTATATAATCATCTAGTCAGAAAGAATAAACTTAGTAACAAGTATCCTTACATACAAGAAGGCGACAAAATAAAATTTATTAATTTAAAACAACCTAACATATATCAATGTAGTTCTATATCCTTTATGACAAAGTTACCTAAAGAGTTAGACTTTCATAAGATTGTAGATTATGATGTTCAGTTTGAAAAATCATTTGTAGAACCACTTAATTTTATTCTAACTAAAATAAATTGGTTAGTTGATAGGAGTTATGGAACACAAGGAACATTAGAGGATTTTTTTAATTGATAGATAAATTACTAACTCAAGAAGTTAATAAAAAAGTTTGGGGTAATGATGTTGCTGTATTATTGAGTGGCGGAGTTGATTCTATATCAGTAGCTTTTGCTGCCATGAATGCTCGTAAGAAAATAACAGCATATAGTTTTCATTTAGATACAGAAGTATCATATGACTTTCTAAAAGCAAAAGAGATTGCAGAAAGATTTAAGTGGGATTTTGTAGGGATAGTAATTCCTACAGAGAATCTTGTTGAAGACTTTCATAGACTAGTAAAATTAGATTGTAAAAAGAAAACACACTTTGAATGCGTATATCCATTTTTATATGTATATCCAGAGATTAGAGAAAAATATGTATTATCGGGCTGGGCCGCTGATGGGTACTACGGAATTAGTAAAAAAGCTATACTAAACTATAAACACACAAAAGAATTGTTTGATGAGTTTAGAGATAATTACTTTAAACCAGATATGCAGGCTGGTTACAAGTGGCATAAAAAGGTAGCTGATCAGTATGATAAAAAGTTTATTACACCATACTTATCTGAAGATGTCAAGAAGTATTTTTATAATATGGATTGGGATGATGTAAATTTACCATATCAGAAACATCATGTAAGAGATGCATTTTATCAATTTAAATTAATAAAAAATGTAAAAAAACACTTGAACTTACAGATAGATTGTGGTATAATAAGCTTATTTGAAACATTAATTGACAATAAAGAAATTAATTTTAGAGGTAGAAAGAGGGTTATGGATATATGTAGAGATTGGAACTTGCTAAATAATACGAATACGTTAGAGGAGTTCTTACAATGAAATATAAAAAATATAATTTACAAGATGTATATGATGCATCAGCACAGAATAAGTTTAATGTAATATCTACATTTGCAGGTGGCGGCGGTTCTAGCACAGGTTATCGTTTGGCGGGTGGTAAGATATTATGTATCAATGAATTTGTGCAGGAAGCGCGTAATACCTACGCAGAGAATTATCCAGATACACCGATTTTACCAGATGATATCAAAGAACTTACTGGTCAAGATTTGCTTGATGCAGCTGGTATCAAAGCTGGAGAGGTTGATATACTAGATGGTTCACCACCATGTAGTGCTTTCTCTATGGCTGGGGCTGTGGTTCAAGGTGGTGGTCATACTAAAGGTTTTGGTAAAACTAAAAAGTATTCTGATGGTAAGAAAGTAGAAAACATTGAAGACTTGTTTTTTGAGTTTCTTAGAGTTGCAGAAGAAATCAAACCTAAAGTTATTGTTGCTGAGAATGTGGCAGGTTTAATGATGGGTGAAGCAAAACAATACTATTACAAGATTACAAATACATTTGAAAAGATTGGTTATGAT